TATCCTAAGTATAAGGGTAAATCAATGACTATTGTTTATATTGATAAAGATGGTAATACTGAAGTATCAACAAGTTAAGTTTATATAAAACAAACAAAAATAAATTTGGTAATTCAATTTACCTTTATTATATTTAATTAAACAAAAAAAACAGTTATGAAAAAATTAGAAGCATTATTTGATGCAGTTATCGTTAAACCAATTGAGGAAGATGAGTCCAAATTTGGTTCAATAGTAGTTCCTGATATGGGGAATGAAAAAAACAAACAAGCCACAGTAGTAGACGTAGGTCCTGGAAAATTCTCAATCACTGGAGATCATTTTATTAACACCGTACTTAAAGTAGGAGATAAAGTAGTATTACCTTCTATGGGATTTACAAAGTTAGAATTTGAAGGTGAAGAATATTTCATCGGATGCGAAAACAGTATACTTGCTAAAATTAATTAAAAAGTTATAAATATGTCAAAACAAAAAATTGAATTGGGAGCAAACTCCCGAAAGAAGTTATTACAAGGAGTTAATAAAATAGCTGAAGTAGTTACAAGCACATTAGGTCCTCATGGCAGAAATATTATCTATTCAGATGGAAATTCTGTTAACAGTACAAAAGATGGGGTTTCAGTAGCTAAAAGAGTAAATGTATTAGAAGATCCTATTGAAGATTTAGGTGCACAGTTAATTAAACAAGCATCAATCAAAACAGCAGACGCGGCAGGTGATGGTACAACAACATCTACCCTATTAGCTAGTAAAATGATTAATGATGGTTTCAAACACCTTAATAATGGTGAAAATGCAGTCCAAATTAAAAGAGATATTGATATTGCTGTTAAACAAGTAGTAGAATATATTCATAAGGATATTAAATCCACAATTTCATCAGAAGATCAACTTGAGCAAATTGCTACTATCTCAGCTAATAATGATGTTGAAACTGGAAAATTAATAGCAACCGCTATGAGTAAGGTAGGAATTGAAGGAGTAGTACACATTGAAGAAAGTAAAACCGGAGAAACATATTTAGAAACAGTAGAAGGGATGCAATTCGATAGAGGATACAAATCTCACTATTTTGTTACTGATAACAATACTATGTCTTGTTTATTAGAAAACCCATATATCCTAATAGCAGATAGTAGATTTAATACAGTAAAAGAACTTTTACCAATTTTGGAAGGAGTTTCAAATACTGGTCGTTCGCTTTTAATTATAGCTGAAGATATTGATAATGAAGCATTAGCTACTCTTATTGTTAATAAAATGAGAGGTACAATTAAAGTATGTGCTGTTAAAGCCCCTGATTTTGGAGATAGACGTAAATTAATTCTAGAAGACATTGCAGTTTTAACTGGAGGACAAGTGTTTAGTAAGGAAAAAGGAATGAAATTAGATAAGTTTGATTGGGCATGGTTTGGTGAAGCTAGAATGGTTACTGTTAAAAAAGAACAAACTACAATTGTTGATGGTAAGGGTAATGAAGAAAGTATTTCTTCACGTATTGAAGAATTAAAACTCCAAATTGAAAAATCAACAACTGCTTTTGAAACTGAAAAGTTACAAGAACGTTTAGCTAAATTTACTGGTGGAGTAGCAATTATTCATGTTGGTGGCAATACAGAAACTGAGATGAAAGAGAAAAAAGATAGAGTAGATGATGCCTTACATGCAACGAAAGCAGCTATTGATGAAGGCATCGTTCCGGGTGGTGGTATTGCTTTAATTAAGGCTCGTAAAAGTATTACTGGTAAAAGTATAGGATCTCAAATAGTATACGAAGCATGTTCTTCACCATTTAGAAAAATACTATCAAACGCAGGATATAGTGACGAAAACATTTATAAAATTATGACTAGTTTACCTGATAAGTCAGTTTGGGGAGGTTATGATTTAAAAAGTGATAAGTATGTAAATATGAAGGATAAAGGTATTATTGATCCTGCTAAAGTAGTAAGATGCGCTTTAGAAAATGCAGCTTCAGTAGCTGGTATTGTGTTATTAACTGAAGGAGCTATTATAGATGTTCCTGAAGAAAAGAATACAGCTGTTGATCCACAACAGTTTTATTAAAAATAAATATGAGGGGTTGGTTTTACCAACTCCTCTACTTATCTTATGTAAAATAAAAAGTTATGAAAAAAGACCATTTTTTATGGGGAGAGAAATTCCGTCCTGATACTTTAGATACTTTTATATGTTCTGAAGAACACAAGTTAAAATTTAAGGAATATATTGATACACAACAAATTCCCCATCTTCTCTTTGCTGGTAAACCGGGTTCTGGAAAAACCACATTAGCTAAGATTTTAGTAAATAATATTGATTGTGATTATATATATTTGAATGCTACTGAACATAGAAGCATGGATGATATTAAAGATAAAGTAGGTTCATTCGCTTCATCGGCAACATTCAAACCATTAAAGATAATCATTTTAGATGAAGCTACTCATTTACTTCAAGCATCACAAGTATTATTACTCAATATGATGGAAACTTATAGTTTAAATGTTAGATTTATTTTAACAGGTAATTATGCTGAAAGATTAATAGATCCGTTAAGAAGTAGATGTACTGAATTTGATTTAGTAGCTCCATCTAAGAAAGACATTGCGTTTTTTATGGACAGCATTCTTACCGAAGAAAATATTCAGTACGAAAAGGAAGATTTAGCTATTATCATTAAAAAGTATTATCCCGACCTCAGAAAAACCATCAATGCCTTCCAAAAATATAGCAGTGATGGAAAGCTCGTACTTAATGTAAAGGAACTAAATTCAAACGATGCTTATTTAAACAACGTACTAAACGAGCTCATAAAACCCACATACAACAGTTTTAAAAACATTAGACAACTATTGGCGGACGCTGATTTATCTTCATATGAAGACGTTTATCGGTTTTTATATGAGCAGATTGAAAAATACGCTCTTAATAGAGAAGGTATGATAACCATAATCATTGAAGAATATATGTATCATTCATCATTTGTCTTAGACAAAGAAATCAACATTGTAGGATGTATATCTCGCATATTAGAAACAATTAAACAAAAACAAATTATATAAAATGAACGGACCATCACAAGTAAACCAACCAAAAATCGACATTAAATTAGCAACAACTGTATTTTCACCTGAAGGAAATTGTGTGTTTACAGAAGGAGTAGTGTTAAAAAAATTATCTAAATTCATAGCAGGTACTTCGGACGACGCTATTGTCCCGATCCCTTGCTTCTATGATATCAAAACTGGAAAAGTATTAATAGAATTATTACCTAAAGAATTGCAACAAGAATTTATAGATTTGTATGAAAAAGAAGATCCAACAAAGTAGTTCATTATCATTATTTGACTGGATAAAACAAATAATCAGTTTTAAGAAAAATTGGAATGACTTTTCTGAGGAAGATAAAAAGACATATAATATCTTCATGATTAATAAATTTCTTTCAATGAATCAAGGTTATTTAGATATAGTTAATTATGTTCAGAAACTGAATATTCAAGATAAAGAAAAATCATACATAGTATATTGTTCCTTAATTCCAAAATCTCAAAAGAATTATTTCCCATATTGTAAATCTACTAAGAAACCTCAAGATCCTGAGTTGCTAGATAACATATCTAAATACTATGAATGTTCTAATAGAGAGGCTTCTGAATATTTAGAACTCTTATCTAAAGGTGAGGTAGAAGAAATTTTAAATAGTATGGGAATAAATAAACCTCAACCTAAAAAACAAAAGAAGAATGCCAGTAAAGTATAACGATTTTACCCCCGACTCTATAGTTCAAACAATTATTGAAAGATTTGTTGAGCGAGCTAAATTTGGGGAGAAAAAATATGGAACGAATCTTGATAGAAAAGATTTATCATTAGAAGATTGGCTAGAACATTCAATCCAAGAAAAATTAGATGACATTTTATATATGCAAAGAGCATTAAAAGAAATACAAGATGGCCGGTAAAAAAACCCCATCAATAGTTAAGTCTATACAAAAGTATAAATTACCTGAGATAAATTATGCTTTCCAAAAGTCTATTTCATATAGTCAATTATCTACCTTTACTAATTGCCCAAAACAATGGGCATTAAAATATAAGGAAGGAAATTATCTATTTGATGCTAGTATAAATTCCATATTTGGAACAAGTATGCACAATACTATCCAAAAATACATTACTATAATGTACACCCAAAGTACAGTAGTAGCAGATCAATTAGATTTAGAGGAAGATTTCGCAGAAAACTTTAGAACCGAATATAGAACAACTTACGAAAAAAATAACAACACACATTTTAGTAATCCTGAAGAAATGAGGGAATATTTTGATGATGGAATTGAAATTTTAAATTTTCTTAAGCGAAAAAAAGGATCATACTTTAGTAAACGAGGATGGCATTTAGTAGGAGTTGAGATACCCATATTAACAACGCCAAATAAACAGTATAACAACGTTATATTCAAAGGATTTATTGATTTGGTAATGTATCATGAACCTACGGAAACATTTAAAATTTATGATTTTAAAACATCAAAAATGTCTTGGGGTGATTATCAAAAGAAAGATGAAAATAAAATAAATCAATTACTACTGTATAAACATTTCTTCTCTACTCAGTTTAATGTTGATATAAATAAAATTGAAGTTGAGTTTATGATCTTAAAACGAAAAATGCCTGAACAATCTGAATTCCCTCAAAAGAGAATACAAGAGTTTATCCCGGCTTCAGGTAAAGGGAAGATAACTAAGGCAGTTAGTACATTAGAATTATTTATAAGTGGATGCTTTGATAATAGTGGTTATAAATCAAGAGAATTTACTCCTACTCCAAGTGAATGGGGGTGTAGATTTTGTTCGTTTCTTAACACTAATTTTTGCACTTCAGGAGTTTCTTAGAATACTCATATATGTATATATAAACAACAATATGAGATCTTCAGAACAAAAACTTACAAGTGTAAAAGTAAATCCTGATCAATTTGAGGAATTTAAAATTTTAAGTATAAGATACAAAAGCAGCCTAAATAAGTTAGTGGATGTTTGTATGAATTTATACGTAAACGACGAGGAATTCAGAAAGATGATAAATAATACCACAATATCCAAATAGTAATTTGGAAATTTAAAAAAATAGTTTTATATTAAAAAAAATAAAAGTTTATGAATACAAAAGTAGGTTATATTCCTAAAGAAAAAAGGAAAAAAATATTACTAATATGCGATGATATTCGCGCATTTTCCGGAGTCGCAAATGTTGCGCGAGAAATCGTGGTAAATACTTGTCATCACTATGATTGGGTAACATTAGGAGGAGCAATTTCTCACCCTGAAAAAGGTAAAAGGCTAGATCTATCAGCAGATACCAATAATTTAGCTGGAATAAATGATTCTAGTGTAATAATGTATCCTACTGACGGATATGGAAATCCTGAATTATTAAGAGCAATTATAAAATTGGATAAACCTGACGCCATAATGCTTATAACTGATCCAAGATATTTTGTTTGGTTATTCCAAATGGAAAATGAAATTAGAAAACAAATTCCTATAGTTTACCTTAATATATGGGATAGTGTTCCGGCACCAATGTATAATAAAGAATTTTATGAAAGTTGTGATGCTTTATTAGGTATATCTAAACAAACAGTTTTTATTAACAAAAATGTTTTAGGTAGTAAAGTTAAAAATAAAATCATATCATACGTACCTCATGGTTTAAATCATAAATCTTTCCGTCCATTAAGTGAAGAAGAATTAAATTCTAAAGAATACATAGAATATAAAAATAATATTACTAAAGGTAAAGAATACGATTTTATGTTGTTTTTTAACTCTAGAAACATTAGACGAAAAAGTATTCCTGATACCATCTTAGCATGGAAGATGTTCAGTGATCAACTTACAGAAGCCGAGAAAAAGAAATGTTTATTTGTTCTTCATACTAACGCAATAGATGAGAATGGAACTGATTTACCAGCAGTAATTGAGTATTTATGTAGTGAAGAAAATAATATTATTATTGATGAATCCAAAGCATCCATAGATCAGATGAATTGGTTGTATAACATGTCTGATGGTACTATTTTATTGACTTCAAATGAAGGTTGGGGGTTATCATTAACTGAAAGTATGTTAGCAGGTACTCCAATAATTGGAAACGTAACTGGAGGTATGCAAGATCAAATGAGATTTGAAGATGAAGAAGGCAATTGGTTTACTCCAAATGAAGATGTACCTTCTAATCATAAAGGAACATTTAAAAAATGTGGCAAATGGGCAATTCCAGTTTTCCCAACAAATAATTCATTAGTAGGTTCAGTTCCTACTCCATATATATTTGATGATAAATGTCAATCTGAAGACGCAGCTCAAGCAATTATGGAATTGTATAGAAAATCTAAAGATGAAAGAAAAGAAATGAGTGATGCAGCAAGGGAATGGGCAACAAGTGATGAAGCAGGATTTACAGCAGAAAAAATGAGTAATAGAGTCATTGAAAGTATTGATGAGTTATTTAGTACCTGGAAACCTAGAGAAAAATATGAATTGTTAAGAGACACTGACTATGAACCGAGGACTCTCAAACACAAATTAGTATATTAAATAAGAAATAAAAGTTATATGAACAAATTAAAATGTGTAATTTACGCACCAATACAAACATACTCAGGATACGGGAGTCGTAGCCGCGATATTGTTAAAGCATTAATTGATCTTTATAAGGACACTTGGGATATTAAAATATTTCCTTGTAGATGGGGAAACACACCTCAAGGATTTTCAGATGATAATCCTGAATGGAAATTCTTAGAAGAATATTCGCTAACAACTCCACAATTACAATATCAACCTGATATAATGATATGGATAACAATTCCAGCTGAATTCCAAAAAGTAGGAAAAGTAAATATAGGTATTACTGCTGGGATTGAAACCACAATATGTGATGGTTCTTGGATTGAAGGTTGTAACAGAATGGATTTAGTATTAGTTTCATCTGAACATGCTAAAACAGTATTTAAAAATACTAAATTCGATAGACAAAATCCTCAAACCCAACAGCTAGAAGGAAAAGTTGAATTATCAACTAAGATGGAAGTACTATTTGAAGGGGCTGATTTATCAGTATATAAACCAA